GACTCAATTGATGGCTACAACTACAATGTCGCAAAACTCAACTTCACACTCCAGATCATCACGCTAGGCCCGGGCAACCTAGACGCCCAAAAAAGCCTTCTGAATATCCTCGCCCAGATCTACGCACTCAATATTGGCGTGGTATCTGGACGCCCAACAAACCTAGATATCGGCGGCTCGACGCTTCCTGCTTATGAGCTGTCGGTCTCAACTGTCGTGCAGACTGCCTAATCCACACTCTCGGTCTCATTATGTGTCAAACTAAAACCAACACTTCCAAGGAGTAACTCATCATGGCAACTTCCACAATCCTCTCAAATCCAGTCGTCACTCTCGGCGGAACCGCGCTGACAGGCTGGTGCACAAGCGCCACCTTAAATCGCACTGTCACGGCCCTAAATGACACGGTCTTCGGAAATACTTCAAACACTTTCACAGCTGGCCTCGAGGATAATGAATGTACCCTGACCCTATTTTTGAGCTACGAAGCAAGCGCCACTTATGCAACTCTTGCTCCACTCGTCGGCACCAAGACAACTGTCATTGTCAAACCAACTTCGGCAGTGGACTCGGCAACTAACCCGGGCTTTACACTCACCAACTGCTATCTCGAGACGCTCCCAGTAATCTCGGCTTCGCTTGGTGAGCTGCAATCGATTGACATCACTCTTATGGGTGGCGTCTTCTCCGCTGACACTACCAACCCATAATCTTCGGCCTTCCTTGGCCCGACGAAAGGAAACACAATGAAGATCAAACTCACGCTCACACGCGGAGACAAAAAAGAAACACTCATCACAAACCTATTTGCGATCGCCGAATGGGAACGCCTAGAAAATCGTCGAGTCTCTGACGGACGCGGAATTGGTGCATCAGACATGGCTTGCTGGGCGTACATCATGCTCGGCGTCAAAGGCGAGACACTTCCTGCTACTTGGCGCGAATGGCTTAAAGCGAATCCAGATGTCGAGATCGGCGTAGAGGATGCGACTGATGTAAACCCTACGGACGCGGCTACAGGCGACAACTCGCCGAACTTGTAGTCGCGACAGGGTGGGCTCCCACTTTCTACGCTGACACCTTCGACACGCGAGACCTAACTACCATTGTCGCAGTGCTAGAAAAACAAAATAAAAAGAGGTGACATGGCTGACGGACTCAACACAAAGATCGAGATCTACGGTCTTAAAGACGCAATCAAGAAGCTCAACTCTGTAGAACCCGGGCTTCGTAACCAAATTGCAAAAGACTTCCGCAATGTCGCAAAACCTGTCATAAATGACGCGCTTGCCCTAATCCCTAACACGGTGCCACTGTCTGGCATGGGTCGCAAATGGACTACGCCGTCAGGCTTCAAGATGCTTCCTTGGGACGCTGGACGCAAGCAAAAGATCTCCGCCAAAATCAACACTAAAAAGGTCTCGGAGTTTCGTGGACAGATCCGCAATGTCGGCGTCTTCAACATCATCTATTCGGGCTCTACTGGAACACTCTTTGACATGGCCGCCAACGGCAGACTCGGCAGCGCACTCTCGGCGCGCTACGGCATGCGATCAAGAGTAATGTGGAAAGCAATGGAGAAGAATCAAGGCACCGTTGAGTCAGAGATGCGGCGAATCGTTGAGACTGTCATGGACAAAGTTGATCGGAATGTGATCGAGTAATGGCATCAGTAAATATTCCCATTATCTCCGAGTTTGATGCCAAGGGCACACAGAAGGCGATCAAAGAGTTCCAGTCGCTTGAAGGCGCGTCTAAGAAGGCACAATTTGCTATTAAAAAAGCCGCGCTTCCAGCCGCAGCCGCAGTCGCAGGATTAGGAGTTGCTCTTGTAGGTGCTACCAAGGCGGCAATGGAAGATCAAGCCGAACAGGTACAGCTAGCGCTCGCACTCCAAAATGTCACTGGCGCGACCGACGCACAGATCGCATCACAAGAAGACATGATTACAAAAATGAGTCTCGCGTCAGGCGTAGCGGACTCTGAACTTCGCCCGGCACTGGCTTCACTTGTACGCGGAACTAAAGACATCGAGGAAGCCAACAAAGCGCTCGCACTCGCACAAGACATCTCCGCAGGATCAGGCAAAGACCTAGCGACTGTCTCTGACGCTCTTGCCAAGGCTTACGGCGGAAACATGAAAGGACTTGCCGCACTTAGTCCAGAGATTAAAGCCATGATTAAAGACGGTGCATCTTTGGAAGATGTAATGAATGTGCTTGGCGGATCTTTTGGTGGGGCTTCTGCCGCAGCTGCCGCCACTGCCGAAGGTGGAATGAAGCGTCTTGGAATTGCTTTGGCAGAGACCAAAGAGTCAATCGGTGCAGCACTAATCCCAGTAGTCGAAGCGCTCCTTCCGTACCTAATTGCCTTTGGCGCGTGGGCACAAGAAAACACAAAGGTCTTCCTTATTGTCGCTGGAGCGATCGGTGGAATTGCAGTGACGATCTTGGCTCTTAATGCAGCTATGAAAGTTTATGCAGCCGCACAAATGATCGTGAACGGCGTTGTCGCAGTGTTTAACGCGCTGCTACTTGCCAACCCTGTAACTCTAGTCATCTTGGCGATCGTCGCGTTTATAGCAATTCTTACAGCGCTCTATTTTAAGTTTGAGACCGTCCGAAAGATCGTAGACACAGTCTTTGACGCGATGCTTGCAGGCGGTAAAGCAGTCTTTAACGGACTCACAACTTACTTCACAGGCGTATTCAACATCTACAAATCACTCTTTAACGGCATTGCCAAATTATGGAATAACACGATTGGCTCATTGTCTTTTGACTTTCCTGACTGGGTGCCGGGGTTGGGTGGCAAAGGCTTCTCCGTTCCGAATATTCCTATGCTCGCGGACGGTGGAATCGTGACAGGGCCTACGCTTGCAATGATCGGTGAGCGTGGCCCTGAAGCGGTGATCCCATTATCTGGGCGCGGTGGTGGAATGGGCAATTACACAATCAACATCACTGGCGGTCTTGGCTCAAGCGCGGAGATCGGCACAGCTGTCGTAAACGCAATTAGAGCGTTCAATAGGCAGAACGGCCCTGCGAACATAGCGGTCGCCTAATGGCTGGCGTAGCGGTACTTGGATCAGGTAACTACGACCTCGAGATTGACACAGGGTACGACTGGAATGCTTTTACTCTTGACGACGATCTTAAAGGCGAACTAGATAACACCGAATATGTGCTTGACGGTACATCCCAGTTCGCAAGCGTCCTAGACGGCGCAATCTCACTGACTGCAAAGCGCGGACGCGCTAACACGGGCGACCAATTTGCTTATGGCACTATGAACTTCACACTTAACGACACTTACGCGGACGGAGTCTTCAACCCATTCGACACAACTTCTCCGTACTTTGATCCGAACAATAATCAGCCTGGACTTGCACCACTTCGAGAAGTCCGCTTCTCTCGGTACAGCTCACTCAATGTCAAAGAACTTCTGTGGGTGGGCTACATCGTGAACTACGACTACACCTTCACGCTTGGCGGATTGGACACAGTGACCGTAAATTGTGCGGACTTCTCCTACCAGCTGGGACAGACCTTTCTTGCCGAATGGAATGTCACAGAGCAGCTCTCAAGCGAGCGTTTTGATGACCTGCTAGATCTACCAGAAGTCGCCTACACAGGCACACGGAGCATTGAGACAGGCGTGGCGACCCTTGGCGGTGCAGCTGCCTACACGGTCGCCAACGGTACATCGGTCGCAATGTACGCCAACAAAATTAATGAAGCGGAGCAGGGTCGAATCTTTGTGGATCGTGAAGGCACAATTACCTTTCAGAAGCGTCTAGGAACGACGCTGGGAGTACCTGTTGCCGAGTTCCATGATGACGGTACCCAGATCGGCTACTCGGCTATAGATATCTCTTTCCAAGCAGACACAGTGGTCAATCGTGCATCCGTTGAGCACGCTGGAGCAACATCACCAGAGGTCGCCGAAGACCTTGCATCTCAAGCCCTGTATTTAATCCAAACTAAATCCATCACAGACTCACTTCTGCACAACGATGCCGCAGCTCTGACACTTGCCGAATACCTCATCAGTCCAGATCCCGAAGCACGCTTCAACTTCCTTGGCACAGAGTTCCCCGGCACACCTGCACTAGATCAAGACACACTTGCGCTACTTGATGTCGGCGACCTGATCAATATCCAAAAGTCAATTACGACTTCGGCAGGCCCAACCCAGTTTGCGCAAGATCTGACCATTGAAGGACTTGAGCATCGGCTTACTTTGTCGGCTGGGCACGCAGTCACCTACTTCACTTCACCAACCACGATCGTCTATGAG